TTATTATTATAAACAAAAATAAATATTATTTTTAATATTTCAACATTTCTATGTTAATTTTTTCTAACAAAGTTTTCAAATCCAACAAAGACAACCATCTATTGACAACAAACTCCCTTGCGTTCTTTTTGATAACATCTTCTTTTTCAAAAGCAAATTCAGAAACGCTTTTAAATGAATGATGCTTAACAACGCTTTGTGTTACCTTTTCTTTCTTTATTCTTTGATATTCCTTTTCTCCAAAAACCATTGCTTCTTGGATTAATTCTTTTGACATCACAACTAACTTGTTATGTTTAATAAAGTTGTAAATTGTATCTCCAGCATCAATATAAAATAATCCCTTTGCATTATCATCTTTAGCCATGATTAATAGCTTTTTGAAATTGGATAATCTTTCAGTAGTAGGCATTGGTTTAACTTCGTTTTGTTTTATTTTTTCAACTGCTTGCCTTACTTTAAAAACAACTTCCATTTTGTGATGTTGGTATGCTTTTAATACTTCACTAATATAACTTGCACTTATTTCTCCATAAGCTTTAGCATCTGTATCTAATTCTTTTAAAGTGATTAGTTCTATACATTCTTGCAAGTCATAAGCATTGAAGCTGGGAAAGTTTTTTTTGATAAAATTTGCCAATAAATTCAAATCAACTGAATCTGGAGTTTTAACACCAATATACTTTGCCCATCTTACTATTAAAGAATTTACTAAAGCTAATTCTTTGCTTGAATTAAAGTCTTTTATTTTCTTTGATGAAATATGAGCATTGTAAATAGTTAGTTCCTTTGTAGTGGTGTTTGGTAGCGAATTAATTATTCCAACCGAGTTCTGTTGCTTTGCTAACTTGTTCATAGTTTTGTTCTTGTTTTGTTTTTTCTATTACTATACTTTCGTTTAAGTAGGATTCCATTTTAACTCCAAACAATGTATTGGGTGTTAAATAATCTTCATATTTTGTTCCCAACCATTTTGTAGATTTTATTTCAATTACTTTTATAAAATCATCAAATTCGTACCCATCTTTTAATCTTGCATTAATGTTATTTATTGCTATTTTAGAATTGACTTTGTAATTCTTTCCAGCACAATGATTAAGATGTAATATTACTTGTTCTACAATCTTTATTTTATCGTTTGGATTTTGTTTTGGAATTGATTTTTGTTTTTTTGGTTCTATTGTTTTTTCCGTTTCTATTGCACTTATTTTTTCATCAAGTTTTTTAATTACTAAAAGATTTTTTTCTTTATATATTGTATAAGTACAAACATAATTTCCAAAAACCTTTATGCCATATTGTATGATTCGATAATAAGAAGTTTTTGGAATATTTGGTAAAACAGAAAGTTTAATTTCTTGAACATTTGTTGCATTGAACTGAATTAGTAATGGCATCCATATTTGATAGTGAACTGCACCTTTTTGTCGTAGGTGTTTTATGAATTGCAATACTTCCATAGTTTCTATTCTTCAATAAGTTCATCGTAAGAAACGTTTAATGCTTTTTTAATTTGTCGCAAAGTGGAAATATTATAATTCAAACGCTTTCCATTTATCATTTCGTTTAAAATGTAAATGCTTGGAGCATATCCATCATTTGTTTGTTGGATTAAAGTTCTAAAATCCTTTTGTGTCATTCCACGCTGGATTAATATTTTGTGTAACTTGGTTACTTCAACTTCAATAGTTTCCATTTATATTTTTAAGGTTTTAATTGCTTTGTCAAAATCATTTGTACTTGCAAGTTCGTTGTAGGTTTGAATAAACTTTTTGTTTCCATCAGTAATTAAATAGTCTGCAATTTTCTTATTAATGCTTTCTAGTGTGTTTGATGAATTTGAATGGATTTCGTTAGCAAGGTTGTCTAATGCTTCAAAGGTAACTGTTTTAATTGGTTTCATTTTAGTTTTCTAATTTATAGGTTGTATAATTGCAAACATTTGAGTTTCTATCTAAAGCCGAACATGGTATTGAAGTAATGTTCATTCCTCTACCTCTTAATCTAAAAATAATATCAGATAATCTTGTTGCTCCATAAAGTTCAATTGCAGTCCAACTATTAATTGTTCCTTTATTTAACAGATGAAGTCTTACTTGATGAAATTTAGTTGGTTTTTTAATTACTGGTTTAGATTTTTTTTCTTTAGTTGGAAACTCAAATGGATTTACTTCTTGATTTGTTTTTGATAATTGTTTTTTCATTTCTTGTAAGTTTTTTTGATTGTTAATTGTTTTTGATTTTTTTGAAAAAATGGTGTTAATAATGTTTTTAATTAATGACATGGTTTTAAGTTTTAATGGTTATTGAATATAAATTTATATATTTATTTTTATAATACAAAATATTATTTAAGATATTTTATATTTTTTTTATTTATTTTATAAAAACAGATTTTGTTGATTAGTATGATTTTTTATTCTTTCTATTGCTTTATCGTAATACTCTTTATCAAGTTCACAAGCTATTAAATCAAATCCGTAATCATGGCAAGCTATTGCAATACTTCCTGAACCTAAATGCGTATCGAGAATTTTATCTCCTTGTTTAGCGTATTTATCTAATATCCATTTGTATAATGCTACTGGTTTTTGAGTTGGGTGTATTCCGTTTTCTCTTTGAGGTCTATGTTTAAATATTTTTGCATTATCATTTAACGAACTCCAAGCATATTCAGCCATTGCCATAGTAAAATTTTCACTAATACTTGATTTTTCCCATATTAAAAAATGTTTTGATGGTGGTAAATTAAAATAATTACCACCCCAAATTATTTGATTTTTTGAAACTCTAAATAATTCATCAAAATATTCTTTTTTAGGAGCAAAATCCCATTTTTTTATAGAATTATCTCTTTGATATTTTTTACTCCAAGTTCCTCCAGTTCTTTTTATTGTATTATTAAAATTCCCATAAGGCGGGTCTACAATAGCTAAATCAAAATAATTATCTGGGTAACGTGCCATAAGCACCATATTATCTTCGTTGGTAATTTGTATTTTATCTGTTACTTTCATTTTTTACTTAATTCGATTAAAGTTTCCTCTACCATTGTTCTGCATTTATCTGGAACTATAAATACAAGCACTGCTTCTAATGTAAGTCTGCTAGTTATGTATTTTTCTTTAATGCGTTTATTTTCTTGCTTTAGCTTTTCTAGTTCTTTGCTCATATCTTTAATTATTTATCGTATTCAATATAATCCGTTCCCATGAATATTCTACAAGCATCGTCAAATAATTGTATTTCTACTTGCTTTCCAGTTTCACTATCAACACAAGTTACAACTTGGTATTCATAACCACCATTTGTTTTTCCTTTTGTTATTTTACCAGTGCGATAAAAACGCTTTGGTATATCAGTTGCATAAACAACAATGTCGGTTGTATCTCCATCATTAAAGATAACAGTTATTGTAGCGTATTTAGGTTCGCTTATTTTGTCGTTTACATTTGTTACATAGAAAGTGTATTTTTCTACAAATGTTTTTTGTGCATTACATATTGTTCCAAAGATTGAAATTAATGCAATAGAGATAATTAATAAAGGCTTTTTCATTGTTGAATGTTTTGTTTAATAAATGTTAGTTTTTTTTCTAAAGGTAATTCGTACCATTCTTTAATCCAAAATTGTTTTAAAGAAAATGGTATGTTTTCTATTTTTGTATATTCATTACCATGTTCTTTATAATTAAAGTTTACTTTGTATTCTACAAAGAAATAAATATTTGTTTTACTATCTATACTTTTATCCATGTTTGTTGTATTGAACATTAAATATTCTTTGAAATATATTTCTATTGTTTAAGAATATTATTTCTTTAATAAACCTTGTGTTAGATTTTATCTTTTGTGTGGTTTGTGTTATTAATTTTGTTTTTTCTTCCAATAAAAACAATTGTTCTTTTAAAGATGTTTTTAGCTTAATTTCAGTTTGTCCAAGTGTACCATATAATCTATTGTTTGTTTTTTTTAACAAATCAATTTCTTTCTGCATTTCTTTTATAACAATGTTTAAGTCATTGTTTATTGAAACAATCTTTGCTTTAGTTAAAGACATAATTTTAGCGTTGTAATCAAATGGTTTTTGTTCTGGAGTTGTTTTTTGTTTCTTGTTCATTTTTTTGTTGTTTTAAATTTTTAATAAAGATACTATAAAAGCAATAAAAGATATTAAAGCTAATACAATTAATATAATAAAAGACTTTGTAAAAAGTTCTTTCAATTCTTTTCTTTCTTCTGGTGTCATAGGCTTTCTAATTCTTTTTGTACTTGTTCCCAATATTCCATTCTTATATACATAAAAGACCAATCAGATTTAATTTCTTCTTTAATTTTTTCAACTGTATATATAGAACATTTTATTGCTAATTCTTTTGACATTATAGATTCTCTTACATGAGTTGTTTCAACTTTGGTGTTCCAAAATGTACTAACTAAAATTAATGCTTGTTGTTTTGGTGTTTCTTCTGGTTTCATAAACTTTCGATTATATCTAGAACTTCTATCCAATATAAAGAAAATTGATAATCATGTAAATCAAATGTATCTCCATGTTCTCTTTTTATTTTATAATCATAATAGGCACAAATGTTAATTGCTTCTTTTATCAATATAAAACATTTTCTCTTTAAATCTTTTCTAGCATAATCACTAGCTTTTAAAAATTCATGTTTTGTTATTGTTTGATTATTAATTTTGCAAAGTATCTCTATTGCTTTTTCTTGTGGTGTTGGTATTTTCATAATTTATTTTTTTAATTTTTCAAACCATTCTATTAAATATTCCTTTTGACTTAATTCTCCTTTATAATTATAATTCCAATCAAAGCAAAAATCATTTATCATTTTAAACACTTCATCATTGCTGAAACTTTTTTCTTTTTTCCATTCAGCACCAATTATGGCAATTTCCAGCCAAGTTGGGTGCTTTTTACTTTCTAAAACTTTAGACAATTCTTCTTCAAGTGTTTCTTGTTTTGGCAAAGACTTATAAGCTATTTCAGCATCCATTTGCATAAGTTTTGTAGCTATACATTTTTGTTTATGTTTTTCATTAACTTCATCTCCAACAAGCATATCTATATGTTTCTTTTTTGGTTTCATAATTATTTTGTTAAAGGTTAATTTTATCTGCTACAAACAAACCAAAATTTGTATCTACATAAATATCTCCATTACTGAAATACAAAGTATAATCATTTGTGTTATATCCAAAAGTCCATCTTCCATAATTCTTTTTACTATTTGGTAATGGTATCAATCCAACAACTTTTGTTTTGGATAACATTAAATTCATTGAAGCTATAATTTTTTCCATACTATTTTTTTTAAAGTTAATATTTAGTTGTATCTATTTCTATTGAATCAATAAAGTAAAATTCTAATTGTAAAATCTTACTTTCAAATGGTAAATAATTCTTTGTGTAAAATTTATTTTCTCCACATTCCATACAAATATGTTTAAAAGCTAATAATCTTGTTTTACTTTGTCCTAATCTTGCTTTGTGAAAGTATTTACCTTTACCTCTATTTCTTTTTTGTATTTCTAACATTTTACCTACATTGACCTATTTGCGGAACTAAAGATGAATTTGTGGTATCGTATGTTTTACTTTTTTGAATGTGTGTGCATTCATTTATTGTTGTGTAAACAGTGTGATATTGTATTGCTGGATTCTGTGGTGTACCTACAACATTAAACGTTGTTTTTTCAACCACTTTATCACAATTACAATCTAATGGTGTTTCTTCTGTTTGTGTTGAACTACATGATGAAATGATAATTGCAACTAATACTAATGCTTTTTTCATAATTCTAAATTAAATTTTCTAAATCGTTCAACTTTATTTTATCTAAATTATTCATAA